GGTGCGGAAGCAGAAGAGATTGAACTAACAGAACTAGAAAAAGAAACTTGTCTTATCGCTGCAAAAGCAGTAAACGGACAATGGGTTGGTGTTGACTTTATTCCTGCGAAGAATAGAGAAAAGGATTCACCTTATATGTTAGAAGTCAATCAGTCGCCAGGTTCACAAGGAATCTCTGATGCGATTGGTGAAGAAGTTTGTGAAACAATTATAGAAGACTACATGGACAGAAACATATGGAAGAAGAGTGCAACTGAATGTGGTGTTCTCGAGACCATAGAGGTCGATGGTGAGACGATGACTGCAAAGCTAGACACTGGGAACAGTGCAGCTGCTTGTGCCCTTCACGCAGACTCTTATGAGATTAAAGGTAAGGTTGTTCACTTCACACGTAATGGTAAAAAGTTTAAAAAACCTTTGGTCAGAAAACTTACATTACTCAAACCTGCTGAAACTAGACCAGTGGTTAAGTGTGAGTTAAACTTCTTAAATACTATATATGAACAAGAAGTCAGTTTAGACCAAAGAGGTAAAATCCCTTTTCTTGCAAATAGAGATTTTATGAATCGTGCAAACTTAATGATTAACCCGTCTAGGAAATTCCTATTGACCAACAAACACGATACTGCAGAAGAAAACTAACTTGACAATGACTTAAACTTTTTGTTATAATTTATTTTATGAGTATTGCAATTAATAAACCAACAATCCAAGAACGAATGCAGACGAAGGCAGAACGTGCCTTGGACGAAGTAGAAGCACAAATAGATAAACTTATGGATAAGAAGACAACTTCTTTTTCTATGTATAACTATTTAACGAAACTTGAATACAGTGGAAAGGTAGTCAAGTATATGAAAGGATTCACACAAGATATCGTGTATGAGATTAAGAACGAAGAATCGTGTGAACAGTTAGAAGAAGCCTATAACTTTTTAACACCTAAACAGAAAGTAAAAGTTATTAAACACCTAGAGTTGTTTGAAAAAGACATAGACAAATATGTCTCTGAATACAAACCTATTAAGAAACCACGTAAACCTAAATCACCAAAACAGTTAGTCAGTAAACTTCCGTTTCTAAAACAACATGGAAAGTATCACTCGATTGACCCCGAAGAAATTATTCGTGCAACATATTTGTTCACTTATAATATTGCAAGTAAGAAGTTCACCAAGTTTGAAACCTATGGTGGTCTATCAGTTAAAGGGTCAAGAATAGTTGATTACAACTCATGTCAAGAAAAGACCTTGACAGATATGAAGTTGCTTGATAGAATATATAAAGGTGGTAATATTATTGCAAAGAATTTTATAGACGAGATACCTCGTTCTAAACTAAAAGACGGAAACGATTTATTGACCAAAAATACATTATTGATAAAAGTGATTAAATGATACTTATAGATTTTACTCAAACCATAATTGCTGGTTTGATGGTTCAGTTGAAACTGAATGGTGGTGAATTAAACGAAGACAAACTTCGTCCAATGATTCTCAATTCAATTAGAAATTACCAAAAGAAATATGCACCCGAATACGGACAGATAGTTCTTTGCACAGACGCAGGTAATCCATGGAGGAGAGAATACTATCCTCAGTATAAAGCAAACAGAAAGAAAGCTCGTGATGCAGATGATAAAGATTGGGGAACAATCTTTAATACACTACAGGTTATCAAAGACGAACTCAGAGATAACTTTCCATACAGATACATGTATGTTGAGAAGTGTGAAGCAGACGATATCATTGCAGTGTTAGTTAAACATGCAAAGGAACCAGTTCTCATTGTGAGTGGTGATAAAGACTTCCAACAATTACATGCATATAATGATGTGAGACAGTGGAGTCCTAATCTAAACAAGTTTATCGATTGTGTTGACCCACAACTCTTTTTAAAAGAACATATATTAACGGGTGATAAGTCAGACGGAATCCCTAACATACTCTCAAGTGATGATTGTATGGTAGAGGGAATCAGACAGACACCATTACGTAAACCAATCAAAGAAAAGTATCTCAGAATATCGATTGAAAATGACGATAAATACTATAGGAACTATTTAAGAAATCAAACACTTATTGATTTTGATTTCATTCCACCGAATGTGGAAGATAGCATTTTAAGTGAATTTGAAAAGACTGCACCTGTAAGAGGTAAAGTTTTTGACTACCTAAGAACTCATAGATTAAATGAGTTGTTAGATAACATAGGAGATTTTTCGTTATGACGGAAACAAAGAAAAAAGGAAGGGGTAGACCAAAAGGTGCTCCCAATAAACCAAAACTAGAACTCATTACAAAGAGAACTGAATTACCTAAAGACGCAGACGTGTATGAAATATTATGTCAAGCAGAATTAGTTGCAAAAGAATCTGAAGATTTAGCTGCACAAGGTATCAGAGTTTTCTCAGAAAGAAATGGTGCAGTGAAACTAGTCTTACAATGGGTGTTTGATGATAATATCAATTCAACATTGCCTGAAGGTAAGACACCTTACAATAGAGACGAAGCACCAGCTTCAGACCTTGCACAAACTTCTTTAAGATTTGAGTCTAGACAGTTTAAATACTTTGTCACTGAAGAGGTTCCACAAACTCGTAGAGAAACAATGTGGATTCAATTACTAGAAGGTATACCTCAAATGGAAGCAGAGTTAATGGAATTGGTAAAAGACGGAGTATGGCCATTTAAGAACATTACTAAAAATGTTGCACAAAAAGCCTTCCCCGAAGTTATAAAATAAATAAATATTAATGTCCTCAGAGACTATACATAAAATAAAAGGAAGTTTAATATTAACTTCTATGTGTAAACTTCTAGTCGAGTAGGACTCCATGGAGTATAATTAATGGACAACAATGTGAACCCAACGTTTGCCTCACAGCAAGCACCTACAGAACCAACTGAACTGGAACGAGTTCAGCAACGTATTGCAAATTACAAGATTGCACTTGCACCTAGTTCTGCACAAGCAATATCTACACTACTACAATTACATTTGAAGAGTGGTCAAATTAAGATAGACGAACTTGATGCAGTGATTGGAGTAAGGAACGAAATCAACAAAGGTCTAACCGATTACAATCTTGCAGTTGAGACTGCACAAAGACAATTGAATTCATTGGTTGAAGCAGATAGAATTGCAAAAGCAGAAGCAATCGAAAAAGAGAAAGCAGAATTAGTTGACAAAATTAGAGACCAACGTAAACTAAGAAAAGCAGAAGAGATTAAAGTTGCACAACTAGAAGCAATCCTTGCGTCACATGGAGTTAATGTTGACTTAAATGGTGACGGAGTAATTGGTGTTAAAGCAGGTGACTTAAATGCAGACGGATTTGTAGAACTTACTAAAGAAGAAGCTGCAACACTCGCTGCAGACCATGGAGTCACAATACCACCTCAAACAATTCAAAAGGGAACTAGGACTGAAGCACCTAAGAAGACTTCTAAAGCATTTGAAATGGCAAGACTTCTTAATCCCGAAGGTGAGTCAAACACTCAACCACCAGTCACTAACATATCAACAGACGAAGGTTTTAATAATTACGTAGAATCTGCAAAGGAAAAAGTTAACACTTGGGAAGAACAAACAGAAACAGAAGTTCCCCAAGAAGAAATGTTATTCGGAAGTGATGAAACAGAAGAAGACGGATTTGATTTACCAATAGAAGAATCTATTACAATCGAATTACCAGTTCCCGAAGATGCAAAAGGTATTGAAGCATTCTTAGAAGAAGTTGACAGAGTAGAATCTGAATCAGAGATAGATGAACTAGACCAAGCTGCACAAGACTTAATTGACGAAGAACAATTCAATCAATCATTTGAAGACACTGCAGAACAAGAAGGTAAAGAAATTTACAGTGGTGCATGGTCAAGTGGTGAAGACACAATGCCTGATATAAAGGTTGCAGAAGAAGACACTACAACAGAACCTACTTATGCTAAACCAGCAACAACTGGTGCAGTCCCTATTACAAATTCTAACGTTGGTAAGAAAACATTGAAAACTGGTGATAGTATAGAAGCACCTATTTCACAAGAACAAAAAATCAACACCTACTCTTCTGAAGAAGAAATGATTGAGTCAGTTCAAGCAAAAATTGACGCTGCAAAAGAACAAGAAGTTGAAGAAGAGTTTGAAGAGTTAGTTATCCCTAGTGCAGACGAACTAAAGGGAATGACTAAATCTAAGATTAAAGAAGTTGCAGAAGGTCTAAACTTTGAAGTGTCAACAACTGATACTAAAGATGCAATGATTGAAAGTATTGCAACTCAAACAGAAAGTCTAATTGAGTCTTTACAAGAAACTGATGAATTTGTTAGTGCAACTGAAACAGTAAAAGGAGAAGACGATGATAATAGACGAGATGGTGGATACTTCTAAAGATTCAGAAGTAAAACCTATTCACCCAGTAAGTCCTAGATATCAACCACAATTAAACCATGAGGGAATTCGTTTAGAAATCCCTTATGCATACGCCATGAAGAGTGGTCTTCTTTATAAGGAAGAAGTAATTGTGTATGAAGAAGATAACTCTCTTCTTATATCATGTCTACACTTAGATACCAAAACACAACCAAATTATCTACCTACATACTATTATAAGATTGGAGGAAATCCTATGAGTGAACAACTAGACGAGTTAACGTGTTCAGTGTTCATTGCATATCCCTCTAACTTTTTTAATATAGGAGATAAAATTCGTTATGAATATCAAAGTGAAAAACAAACAGGAACAGAAAGACACGTCAAGTGTAGTCTCTGTTAAACCATGGAATCTAGAAATATCCCAATTACAGCAGTTGACCAATTCGATTTTCTTGAACATAGGAAAAAACAGGAAGCACTCCATTGGAACTCAGTCCAAGGTAAGTCACCTTTAGATTCTATTCTCACTGTAGAGATTAACACTACAGAACTTTGTAATAGAACTTGTGTGTTTTGTCCACGACACGACCCTAAAGTTTTCCCTAACAGAAACCTACACTTAACCATTAAAGGTGCAACAACGATTGCAGAAGAACTTGCAGACAATGGATTCAGAGGTAAGATATCCTTTAGTGGGTTTGGTGAGAACTTACTTAACCCCGACTTCATAGAAATCGTAAAGGTGTTTAGATATAACTTACCTTATGCAACACTAGAGTGTAATACTAACGGAGATAAGTTAGACATAGATTACATTAACGGATTGTATAAGAGTGGATTAGATTTACTTTATATCAATCTGTATGACGGGATAGAACAGATGCAACACTTCGACACTATGTTAGCAGAAGCAAGAGTGCATGAAGACCAATACAGATACAGAATGCATTGGGGAGACTTTGAGAAACACGGACTGATACTTAACAATCGTAGTGGTGTCGTTGATTGGGTTGGTGTTGAAGACGACACTGTAGAGAATCTAAAAGGTAAACCATGTCACTACCCTTTCTATAAAATGTTTGTGGACTGGAATGGTGACGTATTGTTCTGTAGTAATGATTGGGGAAGAGAACATGTCGTAGGGAATCTATTGACTATGTCTTTACATGACGTATGGTTCTCTAAACCTATGACAAAGATTAGGAAACGTTTAATGAAGGGAGACCGAAGTAAGTCCCCGTGCAACAAGTGTAGTGTAGACGGAAGTTTATTTGGTAAGCCGTCATTTGATATTATAAAAGATTATTATGAATCACCAAAGAATAGATAACTTTCTACCAAGAGAGATATTCGAAAATTTACAGAAAGACTTAATGGGTGGAAACTTCCCATGGTTTTATAGACATGCAATGACAGACCCCCAAGATACAGAGGGGTTTCTTTTTGCAACAGTCATAGTGAATGATGAAGAAGTTGATGACACTGGAATGTTTCAAGAGATAGGTGTTCCAATAGTAAGTCGGATACCTATGACTAAATTAATTCGTATGAAAATAAACTGTCACCCAAGACAGACACTTAGAGGTGAAGAAAATTATCCTATGTGTAGATATCATGTGGATATGAATGAACAACATACAGTTGGGATTTTAGGTATAAACACTTGCAATGGTTATACAGAATTAGAAGACGGAACTAAATTAGAATCAATTGAAAATTCTTTAGTTGTCTTCAATGGAGATATTAAACATCGTAGTGTCGGACAGACAGACGAAAATATCAGAGTGAATATTAATATAGATTGGATTGAATAATGAGAATAGCAATAACAGGAAGTAGTGGTCTTGCAAAGATAATTAAAGACACACTAGAAGCAACACCACATTTAGGGGACACCTTTAGAGTAGACCCAATTCGTTGTGAAGACATAACAATGAATGGAAGGAACTGTTGGGTATTCGGTGGTTATCAACCTGCTGATGTTCTAATCAATCTTGCACATGAAGACCAAGCAAAGATTCTATCCATTGCACATGAAGCGTGGGAAGGTGAGAAGACAAAATACATTATCAATATCTCCAGTCGTGCAAGTCAACCAAACATATCAAAAGGTTATATGTATGCAAGTGAGAAAGCACAACTCAATCACCTTGCAAATAATCTACAATACAATTCTAAGAAGAGATATAAAATGACCACAATCAATTTAGGTCTTCTCAACGATGAGAATCTACCTAGTGTCAAACACCAAGACGTTGCTGGACTTATCTACAAACTGATTACGTCCTATCCCGACTATGAGATTGCAGACGTGACACTACAAGCACATGCAAATTACCAAAGTGTTCAGAGTGATAAAGAAACACTCAGAGACATGGATAGGTTTACTAAATAATACTATGAGTATAGAATACAACGATTTTGGTTTTACTGCAATGGACGCTGACGAACTTGCGTCAGTTGACACTAAGATAATAGAAAAGACCACAACTGCAACTGAAGTTATCAAAAACCTTGACGACTTTATTAGACCACTCCTTGAGAATCTTGCAAAGGATTCAGACAAGGAATACATCTACTGGCCTAACAGGATTGAGATTATCAACAAGAAGATTGCAGAATTAGATGAAATACAAAAAACCCTCTAGTCAATAGAGAAGTTTTTTGTTATAATAATACTATAAATTAAAATTCAATTTTTTCTTTTACAAGGTATAAGAAATATTTGATTTAAGACAAGGAGTAAATATGTCAATAAATGACAAAGAGTTATATCCGCTCAAACTAAAGGATAGACCCGAACCTAGAGTTATCAAGAAGGCAATCGCCGCAGGACTCTTTAGAACAGACAAATACCATTCTGCAGAATATAAATCTCATGGTATACAACAACCCCCTCTCTCACAAATAGATTTTTACTATGACCAATATGGTAATCGTATTCAACCTTTTAGGGACGGACTTCAATTACTGGAAGATTATGTAGAAACAAAACTTCCAAATATGTTTGACCATTCTTTTGATTACAACAAACCCATTGGTGTAGTTTTATTAACTCACGCAGTTAAAGACAAAAATGGAAATATTGATTTTGATAAATCTAGTTATAGAGTTATTGTTGGAACACATAGAACTGCATTCTATAAAAGTATAGATTTAGAATGTATGGCATATGAAGTCATAGAAGCAGACGACATGAACTTAGGTATTATTGGATTAGGTTCTAATATAGAAATACCAAAAGGTATAGAAGGTAAAGGTGGTTCTACAGTTGTATATGTTGCACAAATGATAAGAAAACGTAAACTGATTAAATCTAAAAAAGCAATTGCAGAATACATTGATAAAATTATGCCTAATGCACATGGTAATAATAAAAACAAAATAATTAAAGAGTGCATGACAGCTGCAAAAGTTCAATCTCAGATTACAAGTCTTACTGCAAAAGCAATCGAAAGGTTGCATGAGAAGTATAAAAAAACTTGGGGTAAGTATACACTCGAAATGAAATACAATGACAAGTTAAACAAATATGGAACAACCTTTACTAAGGATTATGCAGATAACACTTTCTTCGATGCAATTGTTAAATTTGTTCAAAGTGAAATAGGAACACAAGCAAATGTATATGTCACTGATAAATTTATGAAAGAAGAAAATCCATGGTTATCACGTGCTCAAATTGTCAATGAGTATAATCTTGCACTAGAAAGATTCAATAAGTTATTAGACTATGCAAGAAAAAATCCAAATCTAAAAATGGAAGATATCATTTCGTTAGGTGTGATATATCCTCAGATTGCACAACACAATACACTTGATGAAGAACTTCCTAATGAAGAGATTCCTTTGAATCACCCTCTTCTTTTAAAAGAGTTGAAGACTATTCAAAAGAAAGCACTCAAGAAAAAACTAAAGACTGCAAAGGGAATTAAGAAAAGTAATGTTGGTCAACAACAAGTTAGTGAAACACTTAATGAAGTTCTTTCAATGAATTTAGAAAACTTTATAAAATAGCTTGACTATGACTATTAGTTTTTAGTATACTAGTAGTATAGAAAATCAAGGAGAAACACTATGAATATAGAACATGCAAAACTAATTGCACAACAAACAGATGGTAAGTTATCAGCAGATGATGTTATGAATCTTGCAACTTATGGAACAACCAATGCACAAGACATGAATCCTTTTCAAGGTGACATGTTTGATGATGATACATGTATGTGTGGGATTAAAGATTGTCCCGATGCATATGCACACATGACGAGTGGGTGTTAATATGTCAATCTATAGTAGAAACGAAGACAAGATTGTGCGTATGGGTAGAAATCTCATAACACTTGCAGAGAAGAATGAACTATTCCCTAAGAATGATGAGTTATGGAATGCAGCTGTGACTGCTGGAAATAAACTGGTCACTATTGGAACTACATGGACTAGTTTCAAATCCTTCTCAGATTTAAATGATATGGAAACAGAAGCAGTTTACACTTACTTAGATGAGTATGGTATAGACCACCCTTCTATTCCTATCGAATTTTAGGAGACAATATGGAAATTGGATTTTTAGGTGGAACCTTACTATGTATCATTATGTTTAGTATGGTATTTGTAGGATTACACATTAACAAACCCTTCCCATGGGAGAAAAAAGATAAGTAAAAAACTTGACAATGGGTGTCACTTTTTGTTATACTATGTATATAATGAAAAAACAAGGAGATAATATGAAACTTTCAGAACTAGTAAACGAGGTTAATACCGAACAAGAGTTATCACAACTATGTGACAAACTGGTTGCAGACTTAACCGAGGAACACTTAAGACAATACCCTACACTTACAGAGTATTCTTATGAATACAAAGTGTCTAGGAAGTATATCAAAGTCATTATGAACAGTGGAAACCAACGTTCAGTTTGGGGTTTCATTAACAAATCAGATTGGACTAAATCAAGTGGAATCACATTCAAATGTGGTGACGTTTTAATGTCTGCTGGTTGGAATACACCAGCGTTGAATGCACCAAGGGGAAACCTTTTCGATGGATACCAAATTACTGGTATGAGAAAATACGGCCCCGATTATTTAAGATAGGAGAAAGTTATGATAATTAAAGATTACGAAGTTTGTTCTCCCGATATGACATCGGGTGGAACTTCCCTAAAGGGATATAAATTTACAACCTACGACAGGTTGGTTGCAGTGTTGGGGCCTCCAACGTTCACTAGTGCAGACCCATATGACAAAGTGTCATGTGAGTGGGTCATTGATGCAAAGTATTATGATGCAAACAATGTTGACGAGATTGATTATGACGACTGGGAATATGAAACAGTCACTATCTATGCATGGAAGTATGGGTATGTTCCTCTCGAAGAATGTCAATGGAATATCGGTGGAACTTCTTACAATGCAACAGAGGTTGTTGATATGATTGTTGACAACTTTAATCGTAATGGTGAGAACTGGAACGGACAAAGGGAAGTTGCATAATGTATAATCAAAACGATATGATGAATTCCTTTATGATGGGAATGTTATTTGGATTTCTCTTATCATTAATTTTATTTCAACTATAGGAGTTATTATGAAGACTGAATTAAAAATGAGATATTACTATTTACTATTTGGTGCAATGTTAGGTTTTTTAACTGGTGCATTATCAATGAAGATAGAAGCCTCAGATGCAAACAATGAGATTTATTGTCTTGCACAAAACATTTATTTTGAAGCAGGTAATCAACCACTCGCAGGTAAAATTGCAGTGACACAAGTAGTGTTGAATAGGACTGAACACCCTAACTACCCAACAACTGCATGTGGTGTTATCTATCAAGCAAAGTGGAAAACAAACTGGAAAGGTAATGAAGTTCCTATAAGGAATAAGTGTCAATTCAGTTGGTTCTGTGATGGTAAGTCAGACGACCCAGTGGATAGTCCAACGTGGTTGTCTTCACTCAACATTGCAAGGAACGTAGTGCAAGGTGGATACGGAGATATCACTGAAGGTGCAACACACTACCATAGTGTATACGTTAATCCGTATTGGTCAGACTCATTGAATGAGACTGTAGTTATCAACGAACACATCTTTTACAAATGAAAAAACAAAAGGTATCAACACTAACACATACAACTAGAGAAGTTGCAATAGACTTTTTAAGGTGGAGAGAAGAACAAAAAAACAAATCAATGATAGGACACAATGGTTGTCCATTTGATGATGACGACAACATAAAGATAGGAGAAAATTATGTATGATAAAAAAGAAAATGCACAACTCTCAAGACGAGAGAGAGTATTGTTAAATCCTTTAGAGGCAAGTCAGAATAGTGACAGTCCTTTTAGGAAGTTTTTAAAAGAGACTAACTATGTTCATGGTGGAGTGCAACATGTCTACAAATTTCCAAATGGTTATGGTGCTTCGATAGTTAAACATGACGGAAGTTATGGTGGTAAAAGTGGTTTGTGGGAATTAGCGGTTCTCGAAGGAGAAGAGTTGTGTTATACTAGTGGTATAACTGAAGATGTTGTCGGACACTTGACATGGGAAAATGTCGAAGAGTTCTTACTGGAGATTAAACAACTATGAATTTATTTTACTTAGACGAAGACCCATGGATTAGTGCAGAACTGCATTGTGACAAACACGTAGTCAAAATGATTATTGAGTATGCACAAATGTTATCCACTGCACATAGAATGTTAGATGGAGAACAATATACAGATTCTTCTAGTGGACGTAGAATCCAAAGGTGGGAACTAGAAAATTCTAACATGGACGAAGTTCTATACAAAGCTTCACATATCAATCACCCTTCTACACGTTGGGTCAGAGAAAATGCAATTCAATATCAGTATGCATATGATATGTTTACTGCACTATGTGATGAATACACATATCGTTATGAGAAGACACACTTAACTGATACTAAGCTTAGGGGTCTACTCAATAGATTACCACATAATATACCACTTGGGGATTGGTCAGAACCACCTCAGTGTATGCCTGAAGATGTTAAGTCAGAATCAACACTTGATGCATACCATAAATACTATGCAATCTACAAGAAAGAATTTGCAAGGTGGACAGACAGACCAGTTCCACATTTTATGAGTATAGTATGAGAGTGTTAGTTGAGAGTTATGGTGATATTAGAATCTTTTCAGATAGACCATTCGGTTATAAAAGATATCACGTTCAATGGGAAGACGGAACTGAATCAATGTTCAGTGGTATTTGGTATTCCGAAAAGAAAGTCATACAGATTGTAGAACAACATATTCAAGACAGAGGTATATAATGCCGACTTACACATTCCAAAATTTGGAAACAGATTGTATCGAAGAGAGAATTATGTCTTACACTAAGTTAGACCAATTCAAAGAAGACAATCCACACCTTAAACAAGTTATCCTTACTGCACCCGATACAGTTGGTGGACATGGAGACAGAGTTAAAACCGATAGTGGGTTTCAAGAAGTAATGTCTAAGATTGCCTCTAACAATATTGATACTCCACTGGGAGAAAGGTATCATAGAAAGTCTACAAAAGAAGTTCAGACTAGAGATACTATTAAAAAACATATTGACATACAGTCAAGAAAGAAGTAAAATAGATACATGACACAATTAAAAACAACTTTAGTAGATTTATCAGACTTAGAGTTATTAGATTTAAAAACAACAAACAAAGATGGTAAGAGATACTACACTGATACAAACGGAAGTTTCTACTACCCAAGTGTCACGAGTGTCACTGGTCTACTATCACGTGACCATATTAAGTTATGGAGAAAACGTGTAGGTGAAGAGACTGCAAACAAGATTACTGCACAAGCAACTAAACGTGGAACCAACTTCCATTCATTAGTAGAAGATTATTTAAGAAAAGAAAAAGAGTTTATAGAGTTTGATAATGTTCTACAGGAAGGAATGTTTAAAGCTATGCAACCAGTATTAGACGAGGTCATACCGATTGCACTTGAAGCACCACTCTATTCAAACGTATTACAAATGGCTGGACGTGTAGATTGTGTTGGAATATTCAACGACCAGTTAAGTATCATAGACTTCAAAACCAGTGCAAAATTCAAAGAGGATTATATGGCAGAAAGTTGGTTTATCCAAATGACTGCATATGCAATAATGGTTGAAGAACTTACAGGTCAAGCAATCGAAGAGATTACTGCACTAGTAGCTATAGAAGGACATAACTCCTTTCAGATATTTTCTGCAGACCCACTTGACTATGTTGATAAACTAAACGACTTACGAGTCAGATATAAAAACGTATACGGAGTATAAAATGAGTGAAGTGAAAGAATTTAATTTAGAAGGAGATTTCAATTGGAATAAGATAATCTCTAAAGGTGATGAGTGGGTTGAGTCTCAAGCATACGATAGTGCATATGACACACTATTAGAGTATCTTGGAATTGACAGTGAGGAAGATATAACAGAAGAAGTGTTAGACAAAGCAGACCATCTTATCGAATATCTAACAACTGATTATGCAAAAGGTGGTCTCGGTGTTCACGACACTAGTCCAACTTACTATGCATACTATAGTATCGTTAGAGACTGGAATGATAACTTTCATTATGGAGAATAAAATGCAAATTGAAGTTGGAAAAGAATATCATATCTACCCAAAGTTTAAAAAGTCTTACACTGAACGTGAAGTGTTTAAGAACAATGACAATGAAGATAGAGTAGTCATAGAAGCACTATGGAGAAGTGGTGCATATATCGTTAAGATTACTAACGAGGAAGAGAAGGAACAACTAGAAGCATATCTTTCAGAAGATGCAACTGGTGATATGGAACCATGTGAGTTTGAAGAGAACGAATTCATAGAATCCTTTGACGAGTGTGGACGTGATTATTATATCCACCTTGCAGAAGGTAGTGAAGCAGACGAAGACGAAATGGAAGAACTACTTGAAGAAGAAGGACATGACTGGTTATTTGAAAACAACTATGACTCATGGGATTGTGAACACTTCTTTGGACTGCCTTTAATTGCAGACGAAGTAGACCCCGATAACAGATACAACACAAGGTTTTAATATGATTACCCGTAAAGAATTTTCAGAACAAGTAGAACGTTTAATAGTCAGAGGAAGGGGTGCAGATATCATGTCTGCAATTGTAAAAGTTTGTGAACTAAACAATGTAGAACCCGAGTCTGCAAAGAGGTTATTGTCTCAACCTCTTAAAGAGAAACTAGAAGCAGAAGCAGCTGGTCTCAATTTAATTAATAGAGGTAAGAATCCTAAAGGAACAATATCCAGTTTCTTTTCAGACTAATAG